AGGTAGCATTTGAAGATGCAGATCACGTTGCATTGGAGATACCAGAAGCAGATGTTACAATTAATGGTACGTATGATATAGCTATTGATGGTGCAGTCGATGATATTAAGTCTGCATCTGATTGGTCTTATCGTAATAAGTTCAAGTCCTTTGCATCACTAAAGGAGAGTGACTCCTTTGGATATGTAGGACAGTTAGCAGGATACGCACAAGCATCTGGTCTAAAGGCTGGAGGTTGGTGGGTGATAAACAAAGCCAATGGTAGCTTTAAATATATTTCTGCTGATGGTCTTGACATGGTGGAGGAATTGTATAAAATAAAGAAGACTGCTCTAGCTGTACAGAGTGACAAACTAGAACGGTGCTTCGATGCTGTTGATGAAGTATTCAACGGTAAAAAGACAGGCAACAAAATACTAGGATCAGAATGTAGCTGGTGTTCTTACAGACATGCCTGTTGGCCTACACTAAAAGAACTGCCAGCATTAAAGTCACGTGCAAAGGAACCAAAGATAGTTTCTTACGTGCATATAAAAGAGGAGGATAATGATGAAAGAGTTTCCTGAAGAAAGTTATCTTGAGGCAAACCCTGATGTTAAGGAAGCTGTTGAGAATGGACAGTTCCGTAATGGTAAGCATCACTATGATGCGTTTGGCAAAAACGAGAACAGGAAAGGATTAGATGAATGGGAGACGAGCTAACAGAGTTAGAAAACTCTATAAAGGATTTGGAAAAACAGTTAGTCGAAATGAAACGTGAGTATAGGGAAAAGCGTACATCATCTTTACGATCAGCATTAGAAGCACGTAAAGAAATAGATGCAACTATACGTGATGAATTGAAGACGTTAGGCTATCACCATATCCCTGCCTACGTTACTGGTGGAATAGGAAGATACTTCTAACCAGTGATGAACTACGCTAGGTATGCTCATGCAAGGAAGTATGGGTACAGGTCAGGCTTAGAGAAGAAACTTGCTGATTATCTTGAGTTATTAAAAGTAAAGTATGACTATGAGACAATCAAGATTGAGTGGGAAGATCTAGCTTACCGTACCTATACTCCTGATTTTATATTGTACAACGGTATAATCATTGAGACAAAGGGGATGTTTACAGCAATAGACAGGCGTAAACATCTTTGTATCAAGAGACAGCATCCTAAGTTAGATATACGTTTTGTGTTTGAAAACAGTAAACGGAAGCTACGAAAGGGTGCTAAGAGTACGTATGGTCAGTGGTGTTTCAAGCATAACTTTCTATATGCAAATAGGGTTATCCCTGAAGATTGGCTAAAAGAAAAAGGAAAGAACAAACACAAAAAGTTTATATGTTTTACTGGAACTAAAAGGAGAGTGGTATGAAGAAACCTACACCTACTGACTTTGAACCAAATGATTTTGTTATAAGACTAAGACCACACATGGAAAAAGAAGAATGGAATGGTGATGTAGATGTAAGTATTATGTGGGATGGTAGTAACCATTTATCAGAAGATGACTTCTTACGGTTTATGCATCTAACTAAAATGATATGTGCATCTGTACCATTGATGGAAGACAATCCTGCATTACGTGATAACATTAGTGATTTTGTATACGAGTCTTATAACAACCTAGACAATGATAAACCAGTGCCACAAAGTCAGCCAGAAATACTTGACAGACAGGGCAATGTAGTGTATCTATCTTTTAACACAAAAACAAAAGGATCTGCATAATGGGAGTATTAACTATGGGTGATGAAACTATTACTATTGAAGACACTAAAGGCATGGGTGGGCCATTTACCTTTTCATCTTTTGATATGGTAAACCATCCACCACATTACAATCAAAGCGGTGTAGAGTGCATTGACGCTATCAGTGCTGCTACAGGTGATAACTTTAAATACTATCTACAAGGTAACATAATGAAATACTTATGGAGGTTTGATTACAAGGGTAAGGCCGTTGAAGATCTCAACAAAGCTAAGTGGTATTTGGATAAACTAATAGAGCACGTGGATAAGTAATGAAAATAAAAGTCCTTTTAACTTTGTCCATAGATACAGAAGAGTATCCAGTACCCTCTGATGGAGATGTAGCGTCAGAAATAAATGACGCATTGCGTGAGTATCTGCATGACCTAGACGGTGCAGAGATAGTAACACTAAAAACTATTATGGAGAAATGAATATGCATACCAACAACTATTTAACTTCTGATTATCAAAACTTTATTGCACTGTCTAGATATGCTAGGTGGAAAGAGGACGAGCAAAGACGAGAGGGCTGGTTAGAGACAGTAGAAAGATATTTTAATTATCTAACTACGTACATCAAAGATACGTATGGCTATGATATGCCAGACAAACAACGCAAAGAGGTAGAGGGTGCAGTGTTAGATCTATCTGTCATGCCTAGCATGAGAGCGTTGATGACTGCTGGTGCACCACTAGATAGATGTCATGTAGCTAGTTACAATTGCTCATACATAACTGTAGATACACCAAGAGCGTTTGATGAATGTATGTATATACTTATGTGTGGCACAGGTGTAGGCTTCTCTGTTGAGAAACAGTACGTTGAAAAGTTACCTGTAGTAAACGAGGAGCTAGAACCTACAAGCACAATTATTAAAGTAGGAGATTCACGTGAGGGTTGGGCAAGAGCACTCAAAGAACTCCTAGCTATACTGTACGCAGGACAGATACCCATGTGGGATGTCAGTGAGGTAAGACCTTCGGGAGCGAGGCTAAAGACATTTGGAGGCAGGGCATCTGGTCCTGCACCACTTGAAGACTTGTTTAACTTTTGTGTCCAGAAGTTTACTAATGCAGTAGGACGCAAGTTAAGCCCACTAGAATGCCATGATATTATGTGCAAGATAGGTGAGGTAGTGGTCGTTGGTGGTGTAAGACGTAGCGCACTTATCAGTCTGTCTGATATCGAAGATGATCAGATGCGACACGCTAAGTCAGGACAATGGTGGGAGCATGAAGGACAACGTGCACTAGCTAACAATAGTGTAGCATATGCACAAAAACCAGACATGGGTACATTCATGCGTGAGTGGCTATCTCTGTATGAAAGTCAGTCAGGTGAGCGTGGCATATTCAACAGGCAGTCAGCAATAAAACAGGCATCTAAAAGTGGCAGGAGAGATACTGAGCACACGTTTGGATGTAACCCTTGCTCTGAGATAATACTAAGACCATATCAGTTCTGTAACTTATCAGAGGTTGTTGCACGTGAAACAGATACGTTGGATAGTCTCAAGAGAAAGGTTAAGTATGCAACCATACTAGGCACTATGCAGTCTACACTGACTAACTTTAAATATCTACGTAAGGTATGGAAAGATAATACAGAAGAAGAAAGACTACTTGGTGTGTCTCTTACAGGCATCATGGACTGCCCACTACTAAATGGTAGTCAGAATAGTCTACAGAAAGTGCTGACAGAACTAAAGAAGGTAGCAGTAGACACAAACAAAGACATGGCAAAGAAGCTAGGCATCAGTGTATCCACTGCCATCACCTGTGTTAAACCATCAGGCACTGTGTCACAGCTAGTTGATAGTGCTAGTGGCATACACACAAGGCATAGCAGGTACTACATTAGAACTGTACGTGCAGATAACAAAGATCCTATGACACAGTTTATGATGGACATGGGCATACCAAATGAGCCTGATGTTACTAAGCCACTAGAGACTACAGTGTTTAGTTTTCCTACAGTAACACCAAAGAGTGCTATGGTACGTGATGATATGACTGCAATAGACCAGTTAAATATATGGCTGATCTACCAGAACTACTGGTGTGAGCACAAACCATCTGTCACTATATCTGTGCGTAAAGATGAATGGATGGATGTAGGAGCATGGGTGTATGAGCACTTCGATGATGTGTCAGGTATCAGCTTTCTACCCCACAGCGAACACGTATACAAACAAGCACCCTATCAAGAGGTAAACAAAGAGACATGCTTAGAGATGGTAGCACGTATGCCTACTAAGATTGATTGGAGCAAACTGTCTGACTATGAGAAAGAGGATGGCACTACTGGTGCTAGAGACTTAGCGTGTTCAGCAGGTGTTTGTGAGGTAGTAGACTTAACTAATTAAAGGAGAGTATGTTATGATAGCAGTAGATATAACAGATGATATGGTGGTTAAAGCAAAGCACAAAACTATGGAAATGGGCAGATTAAACAAGTCTATACTAAATGGTGCAGGTACACTAGCAGGTTTTATAGGGGAGCAAGTTGCGTTACAGGTAATGGGTGGTGAATGGTCAAACACATATGACTATGACATTGTACTTGATAATGGACAGACAGTAGACGTAAAAACAAAACAAACAAGTGTTCCTCCACTTAGCTACTATGAATGTTCTGTTGCTAAATTAAATACAAAACAGAAATGTGACATATATGCATTTGTACGTGTTAAGAAAGACCTTAGTGTTGCATGGTTTTTAGGAAGTAAGAATAAAGCAGAGTACTTTGAGAACGCTGTATTTAAGAAAAAAGGTGATAAGGACGGTGACAATAACTTTGTTGTTAGGTCTGATTGCTACAACATGGCTATCACTGACTTAGATCAACCTAGCTAGGAGACAGAATGAGAAGGAACTTAAATAAAAACGATGCACCTCTGAAGATACAGTTTAAGAAAGGTTATCATGCCTTTCAAAGAGGTGCTAAGTATACCAACCCATACAGGCATAACTCTATGCAATATAGAGAATGGGAGCGAGGCTATAACAAAGCCTACTTTGAGAATATGAGAAAGGTAAAGTATGAAGAGCAGTCTAGAACAGTCAGCAATTAACTGGTTAAAGGAGAGATATGCTATGTTAGATTTTAATGATTATCAAAAGATAGCAAAGACTACAGCAATATATCCTGATCAATACAAGATAACATACCCTGCATTAGGACTCGTTGGTGAGGCAGGTGAGGTAGCCAACAAAGTCAAAAAG